CAGTTACCATCAGCGGTGAAGCGCCCGGATCGTCTGCCGGGTAGACCTCTGCACGATGAGAGGGATCGTGCAGATCATCAGACGGCCGCAGGGATTCGACAGCAATTTTTACGCGCATGCGCCTTCTCCAGTAGTAGTCGTATTCGGGTGTTCGGCGAGCCAGTCGCTTTCGTTTGTGCAGTGCAGGGCCGTCCGGCGATCCTTCCACGGCTCGTCCGGCCAAACAATCACGTCCACACCCCAGCCATCTTCCACTTCCGCAAACACCCACAGGCCAGCCCATTCCTTGAACTTCTCGTGGTAGCGCTTTCCCTGGCAAAAGCGGATGTAGCCACCCTTGGCGATTCGACGCCAACCGTTGACGGTAAAGCCGTCAGGGGCCTTGCCGTCGTGCCATTCGCGCCTGTATCGCCCCTGCGTCGGTTTCTGCTTATGCGGCATAGCTCAACCCCGCTTCTGAGCCAGCCGAGCCGCTTTGCGGGCTTGAGCAACGGGCACGCCTGCTTCGCGACACGCTTCGCGAAACTCGGCTGCATCCGCTTGCTGGAGCAGCCATGCACGCACGCGCTGACATGCTTCCGCGTCCTCCGCGCCTTCGTACACATCCAGCCATTGAGCAGCCGTATGCAGATCGTCGGCAGATGGTTTCTTACTCATTCGTCTGCCGCCTGTTCAAGATTCAACACATCGTCGGCGTCCCGACAGACGATCTTCGCGTCATAGCCATGCGCGTGTGCCCATTCGGCAAGCTCACGCCACGCTCCGCGACGAACGCGGCGGACGTGTCCAGTCTGGCAAGCCATAACTCTGGCAACGTATCGATCTTGTGCTTGAACCAGCGTCAGATTTGCCATGACCACACCCTTTTACGATTGTTGATGTAGTGACTATACGCCGCCTTTCTCCAGAAAGCAACACGCTTTTACGAATGTTGCCTTCTCTGCATCGAAGGGCGGCAGGGTGCTCTACAACCCACTTTTACGAATACCCTTCCTTCCGATGACGTAGCGCATGAAAGCCATTTCCAGCGCGGCGGTGCCGAGGCTGGCAATGCCGGCGGCGATACCCATCTGCGCCAGTGGCGACATGGTGGGATGAACGACCAGAACCGCTCCGGAGACGACGGCCAAGCCCCCGGTCGACAAGGCACGGCCGATGATGACGCGCCAGGCGAAAGGATCGCGCGATAACAAGTGCTGCCCGATGCCGATCGTGGCGCCGATGAACCAAAAAACCAGCGCCAGTTCGATTTCGTCTCGCCATTTGCCGATGGCGCTCAGGTTGCTGACAATCCGTTCCGGCATTTTTGCTTTTCCTTTCACGGCTCTCTGGCCGCGATGCGTTCAAGAATCAGGATGGGTCCCATGCCGAGAATCCACTCGGCGGGCTGTAGGAAAACGCAGACGCCTTGAAGCGCCCCGTGATTGAATCAACGGGCGAAACCGCGTCGTACAGGCTCACCATCGGGAACAGCGTGCCGGTGATTCCGCTGAATGCTTCTCCGGTATCTGATGCAGGTGATCCGTTCCATGTATTATTTTTGGCGAACCAGATTTTTCCGTTTTTGAACGCGACGCCGATAATGTCGCCCTGGGCAAAGTTCGATCCGTAGGTCGTCAGCGTGCCGCTATTGAGTTTCTTTCCGCCTTCTGCTCCGTAATATCCCCACCCGTATGCGTCGGAGCCTACATATCCGCTAAGACTTGCAGAGGCGCGGGCGATGCCAAGCGTTATAAATCCACCGGAATCCATCGTGGTGATGGCTATCTCGAAATAGCCATTGTCGGTGTAGTCTTTTCCATCGGTTGCCCTGGCAGCGCGATATGCAGAGGCGCCCGTGTTTCTGGTCGCCAACAGGTTTGATCCGCTGAGCGTAATATCGGCGCTCTTGTCGCTTGGGTTCCATGTGACCGATGCGCCCGATATTGACGCAAGCGCGAAAAACGATGGCATTGATTTCATGCTGCGACGTTCTGTATCGTGTAGTTGATAGTGTCGTCGTTGGCGTCATACTGTCCCGACAGATACCACCTGGCATTGGCCGTCGTTGTCAAAGTCGGCGCGGCTCCAATCAGCTTCCATTTCGATGCAAATGCAAGCGTTCTTCCTCCGGTCGCATCCTGTTTGATACGGATGCTGAATACCTGTCCATCCTGCATCCCGGTCGGGTTTCCTAGCGTTCTGTTTCCGGCCAGCGTTACCCTGAAATCGCTGCTGATCTGAGCAGGAACAGCAATGGTTGCGGCGTCGGTCAATTGATAAGCGAACCATTTTCCGACCCGCTTTCTGCGCATGTTGTTCGCCCCGTTGACGGTGAAGGTATCATCTGTACCCGTTCCTGCCAGTACGACGTGCCACGCAAGGTCGCCATTCAGGTAGTTGTTGGTATCATCAATATCGTAATCAGTGACCCACCAGCCAGTGGTCGCGTGTTCGATATTGAGTTGGCCGAAATCTACGTAGTGTTCCCCTGTCGCCGTCAGCACTTTTTCGCAATGCACCGCCATGAAGCGGGTGAAATAGGAAGGATGATCGGCGGCGGCAAACGTGGCGGCGATCTTGCAACCCCACGCTTTCACGTTTTCGCCAATGGTGTGTTCGTTGAATAGATAGCCCGTATAAAAGCCGATCACGTCAACCGTGCCGAGGCGGGTATTCCCCCCGTTGTGGATGGTCGGCAGCCGCATGCCGACACTGGCGGCCGTCGTCGGTTCCGTCAGCCCTTGAACGTAATAACCGCCACAATCGACGATGACGCGATCAACATCCACAGAGGCGATGTTCTGCAAATTGCACGCCGATAGCTGCGGATTACTTGGCAGGCGAAACGTCAGGTCGCGTAATAGGACGTGCGCATTGCTCAGGTTGTCGATCGTCCCGCTCGGCCCCCAGGCACCGATCAGCGACGGCGCCGTGCCTGATGCGGTGTTGAGCGTACCCTTGATGATCGAGTGGCCGTCGGGAATGGGCGTGGCACCGACGACGCTCATGATTGGCGGCGGCGCGAATTCGCCGCGCAGTTCAATGGTCATCTGCTCGGTATCGACCGCATCCAGGCGCGGCAGCAGCAACTGGGCATTCGAGCGCGACGTATCCTGCAGGGCGCCGCCGATGGCATACACGCCGCGGGGGAAGTACACCACGCCACCGCCGGCGGTAATGGCCGCATCGATGGCCGCCTGCACCGCGGTCGTGTCGTCGGTGGTACCGTCGCCGGTCGCACCGTATGATTTCACGTTGTACCAGTCGCCCGACCCGCCGAGGTCAGCCACGTCCTGCGCCGTCGAGCGGCGCGATTCCCACTGCGTGATCGTTACCGACTCGCCCGCCGCATCGTCAACAATGACATCGCCATCCGTGCCGCCAATGGTGAGTTTTCCTGCCGTTACCGCCGTGACGACGCCGGAAGTGATGTTGTTTGCGCCGCTGCCGGTGAAGCCGCTGACCCTGACTGCCTTGCCGGTCGTGAAGCCGGCGGCGACGAAGCCGGCCGCCGAATCGTTGAACGAGTTGTCGCTGGCCTGCGCCGAGATCGTTGTGCCGGAAATGGTGACCGTAGCGGAGAGCTTCGATACCTCCACAAGTTCGGCGCCGGTCAAGGTAGCTGCGGCGGAAAGCTGGCTGATGCGTTTGCTCATGTTTACTCCATTATCATCGTTTCGCCGGCTTCGCTGAGGCGACTATCGCCGTCCTCGGTCAGCCGGTCGTTATCGCCATGAAGGGTAATGGCGTGGATATGCGATTGCCACGAACGTAATCCACCGCGCATTGCGTAGAGGGTGATTTCCAGCGCGTGATCACCAAGGATTGACGCCGTGTAGCTGGTTCCGGACAGGCCGCTGGCACTTTCGACCAGCGTGGTGCCTTCGCGGATTTCAATCGCGTATGTCGTGCCTGGCTCGGGCCCGATGCTGGCTTCGTTCTGCTCGACCAGATAGGCGGTCTGCAACAGGCGGTCCCGGTGCGCCCAGGAAACGGTCAGGGCGCCATAGACATCATCTGGATAATCGGTTGCTGCCGGAGAGACTGAACCGGCAAACTTCAGGTTTCCAGGCGGATACGGCCGATACTGGCGCTGGTCGAAGATGATGCTGTCAGCCGGCGCCAGATCAACTGCCAGCGCCCCTTGACCAGTAGCCGGAAGCAATTTGACGTCGACCGTCTCGCCATCGGCGGCTTCTGTGGTGTCGAATCCCTGCCAGCCATCGGCGAACCAGATGCGCGCGCCGGCCGCGTGTTCAGCCGGAACGGTATCGAGCAGGCCACGGGAAATCGTTGCCGTTCCTGCAGTGGCATCAATCGCGGATACCAGCACGTATTCGTCATCGATGACGGCATAGCCTCCGGCTTCGACCAGGTCGAGGTCGACGCCATTGGTCAATGAGAGCGCCGTCGTCGTCTTGGTCAGGGCGCCGGAAATTGTTGCCGTCGGGCAGAAGTCGCCGTTACCGCGTGCCGTGTAATTGGCCGCGCCGGTTCTGGCAAAAACCCCATAATTTGTCGCGTCGTTGCTTGGGCGAACGGCCAGCGTTTCCAGATACCCGGAAAGGCTGTCCACATAGGCCATGTCAGCCTCCGACAGGTTGCGCGCCAAATCCCAATAGGGCGCCTCCAGCAACTTCCGGTACGGTGCAGCGGACGGCGCGTTTGACGGGTCTTCCCACTCGCTCGCCTGCGTCGCCAGATAGGTGTTGTCCGGCAGGCCGAACACATCTTCGACGGCATCGATGATAATCCTGCCGTCGGTCAGCGTCCCGAGATTGACGTTGATGACCCGATACACCACGTCGGCGATGTCGTATTCCGGCCATGTCAGACGCAGCAGCGAGCCGGGGAATACCTCCCACGCGGCCCGCGTCGCCGTCAGCTTGATCCGCGCCAGCGGCGTCGACGTGGCTTGCAGATCGCGCAAGGCGACCCGCTGTGCCAGCGATGCCTGCGTGATGCCAGGGTATTGCCGTGTCTGGGCAACGACACCGCCCTGCGTCAGGATATTGGCCGCGTCCTGTACCGTGACAGACGTTTCCTTGCCGGTACATGGCGCGGTATAGACGACGGTGATTTCATTGATCGTTTCCGCCCACGCCTGCCGCTGGTAATCCTCGGCGGCGATCAGGTTTTCCGGTCCGTACTGCGGCAGGCTTCCCCGGTCGTAATCGGCGCGGATCAGCTTGAGCGCGAATTTTCCGGTGGCCGGCGTTACATACAGGATCGCGCCAATGTGATCGAGCACCAGCGCGACGAAGTTTTCCACCGTTTCCTGCCGGTTCCACAGCAGCGACAGACCGAATCCTTCGGCATAGAGTGCATCGGCGGCGGCGGTGAATGACGTGGTATCGATGGATGCGGACGGGTAGCCCATGCCCCACGCCGTATCGGTCAGGCACTGATACAGGATATGCGCCGGGTTCATGTCGCCCTTGGCGCAATCGGCGACAGCCAGCTTCTTGACCGACACCGAAAGCGATCCCCGGTTGTACAGCACGTCGTCCTCGATCCAGATCTGATAGGACGTGCTTCCGGTGATATTGCCGACCGTGGCCGCGTTGGCGGCATTGGCGGCGGAAGCGGTCATCGCGGACGTATTGAACAGGCGGGTGATATTACCTTCGGCATCCTTGACGCTGATCCGGCACCACCACAGCGGATCGCTGGATGACGGGTCGTAGTGATAGCCGATGCCTATGCCGTCTGCCGGGTCATAGCCGAGCCAGCGCGACCATGCGTTGGCGGCGCCGGCCGGCAGCGTAATCTGCAGGACATCGGTTGTCGCCATGCCGGTGATCAGCACGGTCGACCCCGATGTATCCGGGTTTAAGGTCGCCAGCGACGGGTCGAACGTGTATTCAGACGAAAAATATTCGGCATAAGTTTGACCGCCAATGATCGGAGAGGCGTTGATTTCCGCCTTTTCCGGATACCATGCTGACCCCGTCGACCAGCCCTGCAGGATGCGCTTGACGCGAAATGCCCACGGCTTGACGTAGGGGTTGTTGGACGCCACCTGACCGCCGCGCCAGACGGCTGACAGAATGCCGCGAAACGCCGGGATGCCTGCGCCGAGCAGGCTTGCCAGGTAGTCGTTCGCCGGCTGCGTCGGCTCGCCCATCATGACATCGAGCACGCCTTCGACGCCGCCCTCGCGCTTGTCGCCGCCGAACAGTTCCGGACTGGCGATGGCGATGGCCCCGCTCGCAGAGGCAGCGCCGGCCCAGGCCACACGCTCTCCGACACTAACCTGATGCAGCGCGTCGACGGGTCCGTGGCAGATGCCGAAATGCAGCCCCATGTAGTAGCGATAGCCGACGGTGACTTTTTTACTGCTGCCCATGCGCCTCCCCTTCGGCCAGGGCGATGGCGCGGTCGGCCATGGCGTTGTCGAATTGCCGCAAGGTGTCTGCCGGGATGCCGTGCTTCAGGAAATCCGCCCAATCCAGCCCGGCGCGGGCGAACCACTCCCGCAGGCCGCGATTGCAGTAGCCGAGATCGCGGCAGTGACGGTGCAAGACGACGGTCATTTCTTGCCGCCCTTTTCCTTGATCGCCGTTGTGCGCAAGTCACCGTACCACATGACGTTCGGCCCGGTGATCTGCACCGTGCCGAAGACAACAGGGATCGGGCGGCCCTGCTCGGCAACCGGAATGTCGAAATCCTCCAGGGCCGCCGGCTTCGGCTTCGGCGGCTTTGGCGCCAGCGCGGCGCTGACGAAGTAGGAAACGACCAGCAGGACAAGTTGAAAGACGAGGTTCATGTGGCCTCAATAGATCGGTGTGCCGTTGAACGGGTTTTTTTGCGGGAAGTACGGCATGCCGCCGTAGTTCGGGTTGTTGCCGAACTTGCTGGCACAGGTGGCGAGCGTGTGGTCGCAGCCTGGGTAGAGATCAACGCCAGCGCCGCCGGCAATACCCGGCAGCGGGAAGCTGATCGTGACGGCACCGCCGACCTGCGAGCGGATGGCGCGGCGATGAATAACGCCTCCTGACACCCATTCGAGATAGCCGCCGGCGTAGTAGCCATCGGCGGCGCCGATGCTGGCAATCGTCAAGGATGTTCCGGAGACGGCGGACACGGTACGCGTGGCCTTGAAGCTGGCGCGGTCGAGCGCGCAACCGGGCCCATAAATGACGTGCGGGCAGGCGATCTGGTAGAGGCGGCGCAGGCCGGTTCGCTTGAGCGATGTATAGACGCTTTCGCAATGGATTTCGGCGGCGGCGCTGTTCCACGTCACGTTGAGAACGCGCCCCATCCACATCGTAATGGCCTCGCCGTCTCCGGCATGCAGGCGGCGCAGGGAAACAGCCACGATTTCATCTGGAGGTAGTGTGGCGAACAGGTCAAGCACGGCAAGCGACCTGTCGGACTGGATGTCAAGCGCCAGGCGGGCGGTTTCGCTGGTCGCTTCGACAGCATTGCGGGCAATGGGGACGGCGGTGAAGGAGTTGCCTCCATAAACCACATCGCCGTCGGCACTGGTGTAGCGGTAATAGGTCGTGCCGCTGATGAATTCGTACAGTTCGACCGGGCGGCCGTCCTGCGTGGAGGTTTCGACGATGGCGTAGGTCATGGTACCGGTACCTCGATACACGGCACGGCGACGGCCAGACCTTCTCCCGGGCGATGCAGCAGTTCGATGCGGTCAGCGTCGAAGCGGGCGCAGCGCAGGAAGGAGATGCGACCGAAGGCGGAAGCGCTTACGGCAGTGCCGAGGGCGCTGTCGATGGTGAGGTCGAATGTCGGCTTGCCGCCGACCGACGGCCCCGCGGCGACAGCGGTGACGCGCCGGTAATGCACGGCGCCTGGCGCCTGGATTTCGATGTCGAATGCCGTGCGGCCGAGCGACGCGACCCCGGCCGGCGCGTAGACGCGCAAGGTGGTAGCGCTGGCGCCGAGGTCGGCGGCGGCGACCAGGTCGCGCTCGAAGGTGGTTTGCCAGAAGGCCAGCCAGCGGCCGTAGCGGCTGGCGACCCAGGCGCGCACGGCCTGGATGTCGCCGGCCTTGAGCGCGTGCCAGCGCATCATGAAGCGGTCGTCAGGCAGCTCGCGCTGGCGGGTGGTGGTCAGCAGGCCGGTGCCGTTGTCGAAGCGCTCGATCGGCCATTCGACGCCTTCTTCCAGCGAACCGCTGCCGACCACCGGCACGACCGGCAGCACGTCATGCCCGCGATATTGCGCGTAGGTCGAAGCGACGTGGACGTCGACGGCGGGCGCCTCGAAGCTGATGCTGGCGTGCTGGAACGGGCCGGCCGGGCGGGAAACATCGAGCGCGACCGCCGCATGCGCTTCGTCGACGCGATAGAGGCCGGTGGCGGCGCGCGGCGTCGCCACGAAGGCGAGGACCAGCGCCGTCGGCGACACGCTTTCGACGGTGCACACCTCGTAATCGGCGAGGCCATTGAACAGCACGACCTTCTGGCCGGCGGCGAGGCCGTAGCCGGTGGTGTCCATGGACAGCGATACCGACGACCCGGCGGAAACCGGCCCGGCATAGATGACGCGAATCCAGTCAGGCACCTGGTAGGACGTGGCGGCGCGCACGATGGCGCGGGCGGCAGACTGGTTTTCCGGCGTGAACAGGTGCTTGAAATGCCACTGGCGCCGCGGGCGCTCACGCAGGCGCGAACGCTGCTCGCTGGCGCGGGCGCGCAGGACGTCGGTGCGCCATTCCAGAACTTCGACCACCTCGCCGACCGGCATGAAGGGCCACAGGCTCATGCCAGTGCCTGCCGGAAGGCGCCGGCGTTACGCTGCACGGCGTTCATGATGATGCGCTCGCCGGCGGCGCTGCCAAGGTAGTCGCCGATGACCGAGTTGTCGAAGGCGTTGACGATGCGGATGTTCTGGGCCGGGGCGGGCGCCGAAGACGTAGCGCGGTTCTGCGCGGCGGGGATAATGCGCTCGCCCTTGTGGATCTTGGCGACCATGTCGTGCGGCACGTAGTCGGTGCCGACGTCGAAGCTTGGGAGCGCCTTGGCGATCCAGCCGATCGCCGATCCGGCCCAGCCGCCGACCTCGCCGGTCTTGCCCATGTCACCGAACAGGGATCGCGCGATATTGGCGGCCAGCGCATCGGCCGCCATGCGCTGAATGACCTTGGCGAATTTCGATGCCATGCCGTCCAGCCCTTCGGCGAAGGGATCGAAGAGGAAGTCGGCCAGGGTGTCCTGGATGTTCTTGGCGGCGGCCTTGGCGAACTCGTCCATGTCGTCGGTAGCTTCCTTGGTCTTTTCGGAAACCTTGTCGAGGCGGGTGACGACGGCTTCGAGGTATTGCTCTTCGCTGATGCGGCCTTTTTCGAGGGCGACGGTAAGGAACTGCATGTCGTCGCGCACGGCGTCGAGTTTTCCGGTCGGGGTTTCGTCGAGCAGCTTGTTGAGGCGGGCGAGTTCGTCGGCGGCGGCCTTGGCG